GCGTTGAAAGACTATGCAGCCGAAATCTCTCGCAATGCCAATTTGATGCTTTGGTTAGCTTCGCCTTTAACCTCGGTCTCGGAACCTTGCAAAGATCAACCCTCAGAAGCAAACTGACCCGGGGCGACATTAGAGGCGCAGCGGATCAGTTTTTGAGGTTCAGCATGGCAGGTGGTAAGGTCCTGCCTGGCCTGCAACGGCGCAGGGTGGCCGAGCGGTCCCTGTTCTTAGGGCAGCAAGTAGATGCCAAGGAAGATTGACAGGGTAAGAATCACAAGCAACAGCCTTGCGATAAGCGAGACCATCATATTCTCGCCACACGTACAGTTACGACCCTGACAGCAGTTGCTATTGCAGCTCATATCTCTTCCCCTTGTAGTCGTTTAGCCACCAAAGTTGCGTATCCAGCAACATCAACCCAGTTGTCATCGTAATTCTCGTCGCCATTCACGATCCTGGCAATCTTGTGGCAAATCATATCTAGGGCCTCCTGCTGGTCTGCTTGAAGCAGCTTGCCTCGGCGTTTCAAATGAATGTTGATTGTGAACTTGAGATCTTGAGAGACCTCGGCGTGTTTTGCAAAGACACCGTACCGGCTGCCGCGTTCTTGCAATGTTTCGTCAATATCTGCCACGATTTCCCCTTCTGAGTGATTCTGCTAATAACCAGCGGGCCCCGAGCATCCTGACTGCTTTGACCCACTGGCGCTGGTTGTGTCGATTCTGACTGCGTGGAATGCTTGGAACATTCCATAACATCCGAACAAGTTTTAGAGCAGTGATGTTCATAAAAACATGTTTTTGTTCATGCAAATCGATATTTGATCGGCGTCCCCAACTGGAAGACGCTGTTCACCATTTTTGACTTCATGCTGCGGTAACGGCGCTGGTTTTCGTTATGACACCGCTTCGGCATGGGCTTATCTTTCTTGTCTCCAAGAGCGTAGATCGGCCTGGGATACCGCCTTGCGCCTTCCGCGTCGTACGTCCAACCAAAGATGTAAACACGCTTGGGCTTAAGTGGACTGGCTTTCATGAGCCGGCCAAGGATTGCTCCGCTTTGCTTTTTGTAGTTCCAATATATGCGCATATCTCCACCGTGGTCATTGGCCCAAGCTCCTCCAATGCCTTGAGCATCTCCTCCCCTCGACCCCATTTCTTCATTTCCAGACCCCCCATAGATCGTTGCTTGTTGCCATAGGTGCTTTCTTCTTTACAGCCTTCGGTTGCAACTTCTTTACTTCTGCCTTCTCTTTTGCTTTTCGTAACTTCTGAATTTCCTGCAATTCCTTGCGAGCGGCCAAGATCTTCTTTTGCTCAGACAAGAGAGCTTCTATCACCTCGGCGGGGGTCTTGGTCTTATCGGGGTTAGCAACTTCCAGCCATTCCCTCAAATGCCGAATAATAATGACTACCCGCTTAGTTTTTACCCTGCCACCGCCTAATGGGGGGCCATCGGCCTTGCGGCCTCTGGCGAACCTGTTTTCTCCCAGGAGGATGCAATCCCATCGAATGCTTGGATAAAGCCGCTCTAAGCAATTGATCTCAATCGTTGGCCCCTCGCCTGGGGCCCAAGTAAGCAATGCTTTGTGAAGTAAATGAGTAACGTGTAACTTTCCGCGCTCTGCCATATTTTTCCCCAGAAAGATGGCGGGGGCGCTGGGCGAACCCAGCTTACCTCTACGAGACCCCCAAAAACTTACAGCATCTTGTCGATCTTTGCTTCAAGAACACCGTTGCGGTGTTCAATGATGTATTTCCCAACCTGCTCGGCAGTCATCAGACCCTTGTCAAACTGCTCGCAGGCCCAGAGCATTTCGCCCGCGTCAAGCTCTGAATAGCACATATCGGACGCTGCCCTAGCGCGGGCGGCTTCGTAACGGGCTTCGGTGGCTTCTTGGCGCTTGAAGTAGTTGTTCAGATCGGTGTCGTTGGAGCAAAACATTTGGAGTCCTTCCGGTTGTTTGGTTGCGATGTGTGTATTGTGCAGATTCTACAGTGCGTTGTCAACTACTTTATGAAAGGGTCTTACAACAACGTCATGTTTTTTTCCCTTGCCAGACAACAGCTCCCTCATTCTTGTTTCGGTTTTGATGTGGCACTGCATCATGGTCCTAGCTGGCAGGGTGCGAATTGCCTCAGCGTAGTCTTCCAGCACAGCGCGAATTGCAGCAATGCCCTCCCCAGTCAGTCTTAAAGTCTTGTGTGTTTTGTACCGCTCCCCAGCGCCGGCCAAAGCTTTGACTGCATCATCAAGAAGCCCGCTCGTGTCTGAGCATGCGCCCATCTCGGTCAAGGTCTCCATCATGTTCACAGCATCAGAACATGCGATCCAATCCTGAAACGACGGGTTTTCTGACTGCTCAAGAGACCTCAGCCCTTCGTACATCTTGAGCAATTGCCACTGTTGTTTTGCTGCGGGCATTGGGTCAGTGCCGCTTGCCATGAAAACGTCCCAATGCGTGTAAGTTGCTCTTGCTTGCTTATGCTTCCTCATTTTTGAACCCTGTAATTTGACTTTTTGCGTCTTCGGCGCCCTTGCTGACAATGACGAGATGGCCAATGCTTCGCAAATAAGCAATCCAGTCCGTCTGTTCTGGGCTGACAACACCGCCTTTTTGCCGCTTCATTTCAACCCACATGAGCCATTGCGGGATAAAAAGATCCGGTACTCCGGCGCTTGCGCCTTCGGCCTTCAGTCTGGCGGCGGTTGTAATGCTCCTAGCCCCCCCGTTTGGGATAGCAAAGATTCGGACACCTTTGTGAGTCTGTTTGAACCACTTCACAAATTCGCGTTGTTCGAAATGTTCGGTTGGGATGTTCAAAAGGGGACCTCCTCTACCCACTCTGGGCACTCGTTGAATGCGTGGGTGAACTCGTCTGGCGGTTTCAGGTCAAACATCGCGCACCAGCCCGCCTCGTTGTAGTTATCGCATGTGTGGCAGCATCTTGGAACGGGCTCCTTCTTTCTTGCCCGAAAAAGTACTACGGCCTGGGGTTCTGGCGGTTTAGTCACTTCCACTCTCTCCTGATGATTCTGAAGAACTTCCCATCCTTTTTGTATTCCACCAATGATGGGGGGCAGGAACCCTTCATTGATGCTACTGCTTCATCCAGACCTTGCGCGTGCTTCTCAACTCCAGCTTGCCGAGCAATCGTTACAAAGGTCTGAGCCGCCTTTTGGCCTGCGTAACCATCGTGCAGCACTGGCAGGTATTCAGTCACTGGCGGATCGCTCAGGCCCCCGTAATACGTCACGGCGAGCATTTCCTTCCCACTGGTTCGGCCTAGATGCTTGCGCCAGCTCCAGCTGGTGACCTCAAGTTCTAGTCCTTGGATGCCCATGATGTCGTCCATGTGCAAGACAAGTTCTTTCTTAACTGGTGGCGGGAAAGGATGGCCACAGGCTGGACACTTCAAAGCAGATATGGCGCACAGCTCGTCGCAGTTCTCGCATACCTTTACGGGCGCTTCACCATCCCCTGAACCTGCCTTCTTCGCCGGCTGCACGTTCGTGATAGGGCCATGCGTACTCACGACCCCAGCAAAATCCAGCACTAGGCAATGGTCTGTGTGGCTCTTTGGGCGCATGCCTCGGCCTGCCATTTGAACGTAGAGGCTTGCCGACATTGTGGGGCGCAGCATGGCAATCAGGTCAATGTCGGGATAGTCAAAGCCTGTCGTCAAGACGTTAGCGTTGGTCAATGCCCGAATCTTGCCGGCTTTGTACCGCGCCAAAATGCTTTCACGCTCCGCTTTCGGCGTATCCCCTGTTACGCACTCCGCAACGATGCCATAGGCATTCAGCGTATCGGCCACCGCCTGGGCATGCTTCACCCCTGCGCAAAAGAACAGCCACGCTTTGCGTTGATTCGCCAGCCAGATGACCTCCTCAACCGCAGCAATGTTGTTGGCATCTGTGTTCACCGCAGCCTGGAGCTCGGATTCAATGTATTCCCCGCCTCTCTTGTGTACACCTGTCGTGTCAAGCTTGGCGTCCGTCACTTTGCTGCGAAGCTTAGACAAGTGGCCTTTATGCACCAGTTCTTCAATGCTTACAGGCTCAATCAGATCATCAAAGATAGCGGGCTTGTCCGTGATTAGGCCGTGACCCAAGCGGTAGGGCGTGGCAGTCAAACCGATGACGCGCAGGTGCGGATTGATGGCCTTCAGCTCACCCAGCAGTGACCTATACCCGCCTTCGTCTTTATGGTTCACAAGGTGGCATTCGTCAATCAGCACCAGATCAATGTGCCCCAGCTCTTTTGACTTAGTGCGCACAGACTGAATACCGGCAAAAGTAATGGGCTCCCCGAGTTGCCTCCTGCCGATACTTGCGCTATAAATACCCATTGGCGCCCCAGGCCAATGGAGTCTCATTTTCTCCGCGTTTTGCTCAATCAGCTCCTTCACATGAGTGAGCATCAAAACCCGGGTCTCAGGCCATTTCTGCAAAGCGTCTTTGCACAGAGCGGCCACGATGTGACTTTTCCCTGAGCCGGTCGGCAGCACCAAACATGGATTGCCTTCGTGGCCTGCCTCAAACCATGCATATAGTTGGTCGATGGCCTTCTGTTGGTAGTCACGAAGCATCATCCCGTCACCCTAGACCCAGGCCATTCGGCCCTAAGTTTCTGAACTTCTTCATCTGCACAAGCCTCTGCATTCGCTAACAGTTCCTTGCTTGAGTAAACCCCCTCTTCCGCCGCCCCGTTGGCCATCTTCTTGCCGCCAATCAGGTAGACGGCTTGCCATTCGGTAGCGTTCTGATCCGTCTGGATGGGCCAAGGAACCAGATCCG